GAATGGGACAAGCCACGTCATCTTATTGAATATGAGGGCGAACCGATAGTCGCAAGAACGATCCGATTGCTCCGTGAGAACGGGGTGTCGGATATTTTTATAAGCACGGACAACCCGGTGTTTGCAAACTTCGGTCTTCCGATACTGAAGCACGAAAACGACTACGACGCAAAGGGATACAACGACAACAAAGGGTACTGGTGTTCGGGTTTCTATCCGATGGACGAACCCGTCTGTTATGTCTTCGGGGACGTGATATTCTCGCCGGAAGCGATCAAGACCATCGTGGAATATGAGACGGACGACATCATGTTGTTCGGGTCGAAACCGCCGTTTGCACCGAATTACCCGAAGAAATACATCGAGCCGTTCGCATTCAAGGTCGTCAATCAAAGCAAATTCCGAAATTCTATCGGCCTGGTCAAACAGTACGACCAACGTGGCGTATTCAAGCGTAAACCGATAGCGTGGGAACTTTGGTCGGTCATATGCGGAACGAATCCGAACAAGATAAACAAGAGTTATGTCGCCATAAATGACTACACGTGCGACATCGACCATCCGTGGGAGCTGAAATGATCACGCTGATAATGCCATTCAAGAATGCGGAACAATGGCTCCCAAGATGTTGCGATTCTCTTGCCAACGCAAAGGGTCTGTTCGAATTTCTCTTGGTGGACGACCACTCCGAGGATGATAGCAAGGCCATTGTGGAATCGTACAAGGACAAGCGGTTCAAGGTACTGACGAACGAACACGCACCCGGCGTCAGCGGAGCAAGGAACACGGGATTAGACCACGCAAAGGGCGAATGGGTCACATTCCTTGATGCGGACGACGAACTGATCCCGGTCGCCTACGATGCGTTTTTCAATGCGACGCTTACGGAGTGCCATTTCAACCAGTTCAACCACTTGCGGAATTACAGACGAAATTCCGAAGTGATAATGAAATATCCCACCACACCGGGCATCTATTCAGCGGAGAATCTTCCGAAATGCTTTTGTATGGTATGGAACAAGTTATACCACATCGATTTGGTTTCAAAGGTTCGGTTCAAAGAGGGTCTTCAATATGGCGAAGACGAATTGTTCAACCTTGAATGTTTGGCGAGGTGCAACAAGATTCATTGCATCGACACGCCGACGATGATCCACCACTTTGACAACAAGGAAAGTCTGTCGAGGTCGAAACGAGCTGAACATCTATTTGAACAAAACGACGCTTTAGTCGAATTTTTGAAACAACAGACCGACCCGAAAATACGCAAGGCGGTCTTATTGATATTGTCGGAGCATTGGCGAAGCGACACTTTTTTCCGGCACATTGGCGACGATTACATCATGCCTTCATAATACTCCTCTTATCTTTCTTTCGTACATGGGGCAGAAATGCCCCTTGTATGGGTCGACACTCGGAGTGCGACGGGGTTCAAGTCCCTACCGACCCACAATGCGGAGACACCGCCACAACTGTACGGGAGACACCCAAATAACTGTAACGTGGAGACACCACACACAACTGTCAAAGAGAAAGGAACAAATATGGCAGACGCAACAACTATCACGGGAACTTACACACCGACCATCACCACGACCAACGGAACTGGCACCACACCGACGATCGACTACGACAAGATCGCAAGCATCCTTGACGGCAAGATGAAAGTCACCGAAGAATCCGTTCTCAAGGGTTATTTCAAGAACCAGGGACTAACTGGCGACGAGATGTCCCAGGCGATCGAAATGTTCAAGAAAGACAAGGCTTCACGGGAGCCGGATGTCAACGCTTTGAACCAAAAAATCACCGATGCGAACACCGCACTCGAAAAGGCGAACAAGGCTCGGTTAATGGCAGAAACGAAAGTCGAAGCAATGATGATGGCAAGCGAACTCGGCGTGGAGCAGAAAGTCGTCCCGTATCTGCTGAAGATGGCTGACTTGTCGTCTGTCGTAACCGATGGAAACATCGACAACGAAAAGTTAAAAGAAAGTCTTGGCAACGTTTTGAAAGACATCCCACAACTCAAACTTGACGCAGAGGAAAAACCGAACGGCTTCAAGATCGGAGCTGACACGTCCAAACAGACCGTGGGGCAGAATGACGAACTTGCCAGGATTTTCGGCGTAAAAATGAAATGAGGTAAAACACAATGAGCAACACCATCAACTATGCGGAACAGTTCTCGCAGTTCCTGGTACAGAAGTATGAAGCGGAATCCCGTTCCTACGGTCTGCTCCAGTCCAATCCCCAGGTTCAATGGCTGAACGCAAAAACGATCAAACTCCCGGTCATCACCCTTTCGGGTTATAAGAACCACACAAGAACGATCGGTTTCAACAGCGGAGACCTTACCAACACGTGGGAAGCGAAAACGCTGAAATTTGACAGAGACGTTGAGTTCTTCATCGACGCAATGGACGTTGATGAGACCAATCTTGTGGCTTCGGTAGCCAACATTCAGAACGTATTCGAGACCGAACAGGCCATCCCGGAATCCGATGCCTATCGTTTCTCCAAACTCTACACCGACTATGTCACTCTCGGCGGTTCGGTCGACACCACGACCCTCACCACGGCGAACATCCTCGGCAAATTCGATGAATGGATGAGTGCGATGGACGATGCCGGAGTTTATGAAGAGGGCAGAATCCTTTACGTCACCCCGGCGGTTCACAAACTGCTGAAAGAAGCCGAGGGAATGACCAGGTTCATGAGCGTCAACCCTAACGACGGCACGATCTACAGAAATATCCATTCGCTTGACGACGTCGAGATCGTAAGAGTCCCAAGTGCGAGGTTCAAGACCAAGTACAACTTCACCGACGGATTCACTCCGGCGACGGGTGCCGGACAGATCAATGCGATCCTTGTCCATCCATCCGCAGTTGTCGCAAGAGAAAGATACGACTACATCAAGATGTTCGCTCCTGGCACCGATTCGAGGACGGGTTCGGGTTACATCTATCAGAACAGAAAATACCAGGATCTTTTTGTCCTTGCACAGAGAACCGCCGGAATCGCCATCAACGCCACGGGCGGTGCGTCGTCCTAATTAACTGAAAAGGGGGAACAAACAATGAAAGCCGTTAAAGGGAACATGGAATACGACATCACGGAGAATGACGTCAATTCGTTCGTAAAAGAGGGTTACGACATCTACGACCACGGCAAACTCGTCGCCTATGGCGAGGGCAAGACCGTTTCGTATCCAGTCTTTATGCAACTTCGCAAAAACTACGATGCGTTGATGCTTGAGAATGCGAAGATGTCAGCCGAGATCGAAGAACTCAAGGCCGAACTTGCGAAGAAACGCAAATCCGTGAAAAAGGAAGAAAAAGATGTATAACTCTTATGTCAGCGTCGACGAATACACCGAACTTGGATATAGTGCGGTGCCAGTCGCACAACTTGAACGGTTCCTCAAGGATGCGTCAAGAAATGTTGATACCTTGACATTCAACAGAATCGTCGCAAAAGGTTTTGACCGCTTGACGGAATTCCAAAAGGAACTCATCCAGGAAGTCGTCTGCAAGCAAGCGGATTTTCTGTATGAGAATGCCGACGCCATTGCGTCCGTGCTTGATAAGTATGCCATCAACGGCGTATCGATGGAATTCGGCACGGGATTCAACGTGATGATGGAGAACGGCGTCCCGACGCAGAAAACCATTTACGCATTGCTTGAACAGACGGGTCTTTGTTGGCGAGGTGGTATCTAATGAAATACCCGGAACTTGTTCCCGACTGGGTCTGCACCACTCCAATCGATTTAGTGATCGATAGCGAGGGATTGACCGAGGACGGGGAACCGACGACAACGACCATCAGCGGACTTTTATGCAACTACCAGGACGGGGGCAAGGCCGTTCTTGACGCTGAACAGAAGATCATCTATGTATCGGGTCGTGCGTACTTTAACGGCGACATTGCCCCATCAATGACCAATCTCACGGGGGGCGAAGCGTACATCTTCGGAGAGAAAAGAGAGATTCTCCAGGGATTCAAGCGTCGCAACCCCGACGGGACGGTCAACCACACGGAGATACAGTTCCGATGAGTGATGACATCACGATCAAAATCGACCAAAATGCGGTCAATCATACCTTAAAAGAAGCACAACGGGCATTGGGTCTAACCGGGTATCTTCTGCAAAATGAGATACGACAAGAACAAGTCATTCCGAGAGACACGGGATATTTGGAAGACATAAGCTTCCAAGCCCTGGATCATAGCGACAAGAATCTTGTTCAGCTCAAGTTCACGGCGAGATATGCAAGACGCTTGTATTATCATCCCGAATACAACTTCAGCAAAAAGGAAAACCCCAACGCTCAAGGTTACTGGATGCGACCGTGGTTAAAGGGCGGTAAGTACGAAAACCAGGCGACCGAGATGTTTGCCGGAATCCTAAAGAAAGGCATATAAATGTTAGCCGAATTCCGAGATTACTTGAAAACGCTGAATGTAGCGGATCATTACTACATCGGCAAACTTGACAATTCAAAAGAAAAAGCACTCGGCCTTTACTCTATGGGCAATCTTGCCCCGGTCGAAGCGGTCGGGAAAGATTCATCCTACGACATTGCCGGAGTAAGAATCCTACTGCATTGGAACAAGAACGCAAAGGAATCCGAAAAGGCATCACGGAATTTGTACTCCGAAATCCGTTACATCCAAGACCAGGCAATGGGAGACGAACACGTATTTTGTTTTATGCCGGACGACAACGAACCAACGTTCATCGGCACGGACGACAACAACGTGTATGAATATCACATCGCCGGGCGTTTATACTACAAAAGGGGGTAACAACCTATGGCAACAAGTGGTGTTTTCCCTTGTTATGAGAACCAGTTCCACATCAAGGTCAACGGAACTTACAAAACGATTGCCGATTGCGAAACCTTTGAGGTCGCATTCGACAATGGCGTCGAAGAATGGCACCCGTTCGAACAAGAAGGATGGGTTAGACGGCTGATGACCGCCAAATCCGTGACCGTAACTGTTTCCGGCAAGAGAAACGTGGGCGATGACGGCAATGACTACATTGCTTCGCTCGCTTTTGCAAACGGCAGAGATGCCGAAGTCGACTTCAAATGGACTTTCAAGGACGGCACGACCGTCGAATTCAAGGAATGCCCGATCAACGTGACCGCTCTCGGAAGTGGTGCGTCGACCGACGTTGCTCCGCTTGAATTCGAGATCATGTCGAACTACAAGCCAACTGTCACGGCTCCGTCGTCTTAAAAAAATCAAAGGGGAACAAATATGATCTATTCACTCACCGACAAACTGAACTTTGCGGAAAATCCGCAGATCGAGATCAAGGGCAAAGTCGTGACCGTCAAATCCGACGCCAAAACGGTGTTAAAGTTGATGGAAGTTGTCCGTAAAGAGGGAGAAATCGACGGGGCGACCAAAGCTCTTGAACTTCTGTTCTCGGATAAAGACCGCAAGATCATCGACAGTTTCGGTCTTGACATGACCGATTATGCCACGCTTGTGACGACGGCAATCGCTCTCGCCACGGGCGAAGACCCGGACGCAAAACCGGGGGAATGAAAGACCCGTACTATGACTTGAACGACGATTGGTCGGTCATTTACTCAAGTTTCCGAAGTCAGTACGGGATACGATTGGCAACCCAACTCGACGATATGAGTTGGAGAGAATTTTCCGCATATTTAAGTGGATTATCGGGTGACACTCCGCTCGGACGGCTCATCTCCGTCCGTGCGGAGAAAGACCCGGAAAAACTGAAGCAGTTCACGCCGGACATGAAGCGAATCCGCACAGAATGGGCGAGAAAACAAGCGTTGAAAAAACCGCAGAACGAGGTCGACCAGGCGTTGGACGGGTTCAAGCAAGCATTCATTCGTATGGCACAATGAAGAAACTGAAGTGCGAGAAATGCGGAAACACGTTATTGCTGATCGAATACGGGAAACTTGAGATAAAGTGTCCACGATGTGGGCATTTGACAAAAATCGAAATAAAAAGAGTGAATGAGCAGTCGCCACGCAGATAGGCAAGACAACCACACTCCGTGAAAGGGGGTTCTATGTCTACATCTGTTGGCGACCTTTTTTTTAATCTAAAGTTAAACACAAAAGAATTCGACAAGGGTCTGCAAAACGTCGAAGCAAGTGCGGATCGTGCCGGAGCAAGAATCGGAAAGATACTCGGCACGGCGATGGCGTCGGGTGCCATCATCCACGGATTCAACCGACTTATCCAAAAGACCGCTGAACTCGGCGACAACATCGACAAGATGTCCCAAAAGATGGGAATGTCCGCAAAGGCATACCAGGAATGGGACTACGTAATGCAGAGAACCGGGGCGAACATCGACTCAATGACGATGGCGATGAAAACGCTTGCATCGTCAGCGGAAACGTCGAAAGACGCACTTGCCGAACTTGGGATCACCCAACAAGAACTGGATAATCTGTCGCAAGAAGAACTGTTTTCGAGGGTCATTTCGGGTCTGCAAAGTATGGAAGACAAGACCCGTCGGACTTACCTTGCTTCCCAGTTACTTGGCAGAGGTGCGACGGAACTCGGTGCATTACTGAACATGACGTCGCAAGAGACCGACGCATTACGGCAACGGCTCTATATGCTTGGCGGTGCAATGTCCGACGAAGCAGTGGCGAATTCCGCACAGTTCAAGGACGCATTGACGGACATCAAGATGGCGTACCGTGGCATCGGGAACGTGGTTGCGGAATATCTTCTGCCCGTGGTCACTTCAGCTCTGAACAATGTCATCATTCCGATCCTTGTTAGAGCGATACAAGTCTTGCGAGTATTCGCTCAAGCGTGGGCATCGGTATTCAATTTCGCATCTAAAGGTTTTTCCTTAATCAAGGGTGCGACCGATGCAATATTCGGTGCGACCGCAGACAAGCAAGCAAAGAAGACGGCAGAATCGGTCGGCGGTGTGAGCGATGCGGTCGGCGGTACCGGGAAATCTGCAAAGAACGCAAAGAAGCAAGTCCAGGCATTAAAACGTGAACTACTCGGATTCGACAAGATCGTCAAGCTCACGAAGCAAGATTCAGCCACGGGAACAAGCGGTGATGCCGGAACGGGCGTCGGTCTTGGCGGTCTGTCTTCGGACGATGTAAGTCTGTTAGACCAATTCGGTGATGCGATCGACAACATCGAGATACCCGAAGCGTTACAACAAGCGATCGAAAAACTCGGAAATGCATTCGGGCATCTGTTCTCCGTACTCGGCGAATGGGGTGCTTGGATATTTGATGAGATATTAGAACCGCTTGGTCAATGGTTATTCAATGACGCATTGCCACCGATCATTCGGGCGATTGCGTCAGCCATTGATATATTGGCATCTGCACTCGATGTAATCTTGCAGATTCTCAAACCAGTATGGGAGATTCTGCAACCGATATTCGCTTGGATTGGCAAGAACATAGCACAAGACCTTGAGGAAATAGCACTTGCACTTGAATGGCTCGCCGAAAAACTCCAGTATATTGCCGATTTAGACCTTGACTGGTCGTGGCTGACCACATCCCCGTTGGTTTACTTGAAAAACCACATCAATGAGTTTTGGAACGGCCTTGTGGAGTGGTTTTGGTCAATCATTGATAAAGCTGACAAATGGCTTGCCGACCACGGAATCAACATCAGTTTAAAGGCGATTCTCACCGGATGGAGCAAAAAAAGCGGATTCAATAGCAACCTTCCGATGCTTTCCAAATTCACATCGTGGGTCAAAGGATGGAAGACGACAGACGCTAAAAACAAAATGTCGTTATATGCAAAATTCACCGAATGGTACAAAGGTTGGAAAACCAAAGATGACAAGAATTATATGTCATTGTTCGCCAATTTCACATCGTGGAAGAAGAATTGGGGAACTAAAGACGGTCTAAATTATATGAACTTGTTCGCCAATCTTGTTGATTGGTACAAGGCAAGCGGATTCGACAACTATCTGCCGATGTACGCATACATCACGGGTGTTTCAGTATCTAACACCGCACGGAATGTACTTAACGCACTAAAAGCAGACGGCGGTGTATTTTCCGGCGGTCGTTGGCATCCGATTCAACAGTACGCATCCGGCGGTTTGCCTGGTGGCGGTCAACTGTTCGTTGCACGTGAAGCCGGGCCGGAACTGGTCGGAACTCTCGGTGGACATACTGCGGTCATGAACAATGACCAAATCGTCGCTTCAGTATCAGCCGGAGTCGCAAGAGCCATCTCAAACATCAAGTTCATTGCGAACAACGCAACACCGACCGTTGTGGCAACAAGACCGATTAATGGTTCGGTCGGAACAAACAACAACGACAACACCGAAATCGCCAACCTATTACGGACGCTTATCACGGAAGTCAAACGCAAGGAATTCACGGCCTATCTTGATGGCAAACAGATTTCGGACAACACGGTCAAAAACGTGAATCAGTACATAAGAACAACGGGCAAGGTTCCATTCTTGATTTAAGGGGGTCATATGGCTACAGTATTAGGCTTATATGCCGGGACAAGTTCATCGCTTACCTACTCGGATTTGTTGCCGTCGCCGGACACCGTGACCCCTACTATCGAACAGATATGGGACGAAAACACGGGTCGTGCTCAAAGCGGTTCGAACCGGGCAATGATGATCGGCGACTCGATCGCCGAGAAAAACACATACAACATCAAATGGGGAATCCTTACGGCGACACAGTTTACGACAGTCAAAACCAAATTGTCGACGGGATTCTTTTATTTCGGATTGGGGACTCAAGACACCGTGACTTTGGCGAACAGTTCCCCACCATCCACACCAACAAAATATTACCGTTCGGAAATCTCTTATGAGATAATCCAGGTTCCGAACTCCAATGTAACGGGAAAGATCGAAACGCTTTACAAGGGCGTTGCGGTGTCAGTTATCGAACAGTAAGGGGGAACAGAATGATCGATAAATACATAGACAACACGACCATCCCGGCGACCTACACGACCACCGTTCAAGGCGACAACCGACAGTTCCTTGCGAAACTACTGATAAACGGAACCGAAATCAGCGGTGACATCGTAAAGATTCAAGTCACAAAAGGTTCGTGCGGAACGCTTGACGGGTTTTCTTTGGGTTCGGTCGTCAGCTCGACAATGGTCGCAGACATCAAGAATCTTGCGACATCCGTCAAGGGGCAAACGATCGAATGCCAAATCGGTCTAAATATCAGCGGTACATATAAATATGTCACCCTGGGTCATTTCACCGTTTCCGAAGCGAAGAAAACTCTATACACGACCACCATCACGGCGTTCGGTGCGACAGTATCAGCCACTTCGGGGGCATTTACGGCACCCGTTTCCCCTACCCTTGCGAACATCGCAAGCGAGATAGCGACGGAAACGGGATGCACCGTAACATTCGACACCGGGATCACGACATCGCAGACCATCGACTATCCGATGACGGGCATGACAACGTACCAGGCGTTGCAAGCACTTGCAGAAGCGGTCGGCGGTTATGCGTGTGATACTTACGATGGGAACATCGCCATTCGAAAATACTCCACCACTCCGACCTTGACGGTCTATGCAAGGTTGATGCGGAATCTTCCGTTGGTCGAAGAAACCGACTTTGAAATAACGGGTATTCAAATGAGAACCCCGGCTGATTTATACACAAGCGGTGCACCGATCAATCTGTCGGGTTACTCCAATTATGTGACGCAGACTTTGTTCAACAACGAAGTCGCCGACATTGTGGGTTATCAGTACAGACCGGGAACGATCGGATTGACTTTGGGCGACCCACGCATCGAGGGGAACGATGTATTAACTGTAACAGACGCAGACAACAATACATACACCGTCCCGTGTCATATGGTCACGCACTCATATACTGGTGGTTTCTCAACGGAAATCGTTTCAGCGACGGCAACGGCTCTTGAGAACGACATCGGCACTTCGTTACCGATAAGCGGACAGATAGACGACATCAAGGAAGACGCAAGTGAAGCGAAAGCGGACGCATCGAACGCACTTTCGATAGCAACGAATACTGACCAGTATTTTTGGTTCACATCAATGGGGACGGACACGGGAGCCCACATCACGGAGATTCCGCAGAGCAAGTTCACCGACCCGAACGACCCCCTATATCAAACGGGTGGCAATCTGCTTGCAAACTCAAACGGAATAGCCGTAAGGAATGGGATGACAGAACTGTCCGTATTCGGAGCGACTGAAGCACAGATCGGGCAGACATCGTCCACGCACACCATTATCGACGGGAACGGTCATCGCTTTTATTCGTCCGGCGGTGGTCTTATGGCAAACATCGGATATGGCGATGCGAACGGCATCGGCGGTGTGTCGCAATTCCCTTATTTCGCTTTCGGAATTAGTCCAAATTCGGGGAACACATATGATCCGACGGCGACATATTCCATCGGTGATTTATGCGTATATAACGACATCGACTATGTCTGCACCACAGATATAACGACGCCGGAAGCCTGGAACACTAACCATTGGGCAAGGATTCTCGGAAGTTATTCCTTTGCCGAGGGTTATAAACCAATAGCAAGCGGAGCATATGCACACGCCGAGAACAGTACGGCAACCGGGAACTATTCTCACGCAGAGGGACGGGAATCCATAGCAAGCGGTTATGTAAGCCACGCAGAGGGCGAAGAAACCGTTGCAAGTGGCGGTCGAAGCCACGCAGAGGGAAGTACGACGACCGCAAGTGGGAATTTCTCACACGCAGAGGGATGGCACACGACCGCAAGCGGAGCCGAAAGCCATTCCGAGGGTCTGTCATCTACGGCAAGCGGTGAACAAAGTCACGCAGAAGGTTCACACACAACTGCAAGTGGCGACTACTCACACGCAGAGGGCGGTAGCACCGTCGCAAGCGGTATAGCATCACACGCAAGCGGAACGGGTACGGTTGCCGGATACATGAACCAAACGGCAATCGGTGCTTATAATGCCAACCAAAACACGACCTACTTTGAGATCGGGAACGGCACCGCAGACAATGCAAGGTCGAACGCATTTACGGTGGATTGGTATGGCAATGTCGTCGCAAGCGGCGGTATTCACTCGAATCAAGATGTCACGAGCCGATCCGGTAAGAGCCTTGAAGATTCTGTACAGAGTAGTGCCGAAACTTTATCGGGAAATAGCAATAAGACATATTCTTTAGAAAACAATACAAGAGGTTTATTGGTAGTAATGGGGGCAAATTCGTCTGTAAGAGGTTTATATATCTATAACACAAGTAGCAATGGAACAGTAGGCACATCGACTGTATTGAGTGCAAGTGGAATTACCTTAACTGCCGGGGCTAATTCATTATCTATTTCCAATAGCACGACAACTTCAGCAATCCTTTGGTTTTTGTCTCCGAATACGAGACTTCCGCTTTGAATTGGAGGTATTGAGATGTCAAGTGAAATCATCACAACACCGTTCTTGACAACCATCGTTTCAGCCATAGCCGGTGGTCTGCTAACCGCATTGGTCACCCTAATCAAGAGAAAGCACAAGCAAGACGGCCTCATTATGACCGCCTTGATGTTCTTGCTTCAAAGTGATCTCGACTGGGAACTTGACAAGTGGTTAGCCGAAGATAATGTGCCGTCCAAGATATACACGGGAATTGTCAAAGAACACAAGCTCTATCAAGGTTTGGGCGGTGACGGAGAAATGGATGCAAAAATGGAGTTGCTCAAACAGAAAGTATTGCACGACGTTACGAAGTGAGGTGGTACAAATGAATATCAGTTACATCGACGGACTTATTATTCCGATGATAACCGTCGCATCCTTGTGTGTGGGGTACGTCATGAAACATTGGCTTCCTACAGATGACCGTTGGATACCAACGGTTCTTTTATTTTTCGGAGCGATTTCGGGCATCATCCTTTTCGGATGGGACTATGAGGGAATCGTCAAAGGAATGGTCAGCGGATTGAGTGCCGTCGGTCTGCACCAGGCGTTCAAGCAACATCTGTCAAGTCCGATGGGTTCCGACGAACTCTACGCAATGGGTCAGTATCATTCAATCGCCGAGATCGACGAAGAAATGGAGTATGGCGATGAGTAACTCAAAATTAGTAACTTACACCGCCTTGACAAACAATATGTCCAAAGGCCGTGGAACGCACAAGATCGACAAGATATTCGTTCACCATATGGCCGGAAATCTCACCGTCCAAATGTGCGGTAACGTATTCAAAAACCGCTCGGCTTCAGCTCACTACGGGATCAACGGAAAGAACATCGGCCAGTACGTGCTTGAAGAAAACACCGCCTGGCATTGTGGAAACTTCCCATACAACCAAAGATCGATCGGCATCGAATGTGCCAACGACGGCGGTGCTTCGACAAACTGGCACGTATCCGACACGACGATACAGACCCTTATCACGTTACTTGTGGACATCTGCAAGCGTAACGGAATAAAGAAACTAAACTTCACGGGCGACCTAACGGGCAACCTTGTGATGCATTGCTACACCCAGGCGACCGCTTGTCCAGGTGGCTATCTCAAGACGAAGTTCAAGTACATTGCTTCCGAAGTGACCAAGAAACTAAATGCGAATAGCAAAGACGACGACACGAAGAAAACTGAATTATATCGGGTGCGTAAAACGTGGAATGACGCATCTTCACAGTTGGGTGCGTTCACGGTACTGGAGAATGCGAAAAAAGTTGCGGACGAATCGGGTTACAACGTTTATGCTTCGAACGGCAAACTTGTCTATCAGCCGAAAAAGACGGAACTGTACCGGGTGAGAAAGACGTGGAAAGATGCCGATTCACAACTCGGTGCGTTCTCCGTATTGGCGAATGCAAAAGCGTTGTGCGACAAGAATCCCGGATATTCGGTCTTTGACTCAAACGGTAAAGCGGTATACACCAACCGCAAAAGTCCCAGTTTAAGTGAGATTTACAAACCACTTACGGATGCTTGCAAGGCACAGACAAGTTGGTCGTATTCGTCCAAGTACGAATGGGAATCCAAACCGACCGTTCCGAAATCCAAATTAAAGGGAACGTGCGTGACCTATGTCGCTTGTTGTCTGCAAAGAATCGGAGCTTTGCTTCCCGGTGAGTACATTTGGCACGACGGAAGCGGTTACGGCAACGGCAAAGTCTACGGCGACAACAAATGGATGACCGTCACTTATACCAACAACAAGACCCCGTCGCAGTTAAAAGACAAACTCCAGGTCGGCGACGTCGTAATGATCGACGACAACAAGAGCGGAGTTAAGAAAGACGGCGGTCACACCGAGATATTCGCCGGAACGATCGATTCAAGCGGAAACGCTACCTACTATTCGGGCGGTCTCGGTTCGGGTCATAACACGTCCAACACGCACAAGGACAAGAGAAAGATTCTTGCGATCGTAAGGGTGAACCAATGCCGTGTCGAGACCTACGTTCAAGGTGGCACCATTGACCCGTGGGTCTACACGGTAGGCGGTATTGATGTAACGATCAATTACAAGCCGGATTCGGGGAAGAAAATCTCCGAATTATGGATCGACAAGAAAAAGGTCGACATCGGTTCGAACAAGACATCATACACGTTCAAGCGTATTTGGACGAATCATGTCATTAAGGTCGTGTTCAAATGAAACCAAAACCGCCGTGCCTTGATTGCAAAGACAGATATGTCGGGTGCCACGTCAAGTGCGAAAAGTACATAGAATTCCGAAAGTCTCTCGACGACCACAATCGGATCGTCAAGGAATACAACCGGGACGAAGCAAGGGACTTTCTCATCGAACAGATTTTGAATCGGAGAAAATAATGTTCACAGTAGAAGACAACAAAATCACGCTGACACGGGGTGACACGTTCGAAGCGACTCTCGGATTAAAGGTCAAGGGAAGTTCGGAACCATATGTTCCCGTCGAGGGTGACAAGGTTCGGTTCATCGTCAAGAACTGGGCATTGAATTCCAACGGGTCTGCATACGTTGACAAAACGGTGAGGATCGAAAAGGCCATCCCGATTGCGACGATGCAGTTGAAGTTGGAGCCGAACGACACGAAACCGCTTCCGTTCGGTCGGTACGCTTACGACATCGAAGTGACGCTTGCTTCCGGCAAAGTCGACACGGTCATCGAACGTGAAGATTTCATCATCACGCCGGAAGTTGATTAAGGGGGAGAAATGGCACAACTGATAGGGATCATAACTCCGTCGGCGACATTGAGCGGTGTCCTTTCTCCGTCTGCAACACTTGTCGGAACGATCACCGCCGGAATAAGCATTCCGACCTATCAAGGCGAATATAATTTCACTCCGTCGGAAGATGAGCAGACCATCAATATCGACGGAATGGTCGCTGACGGCAATATCATCGTCAATCCGATTCCGAACAACTACGGATTAGTCACACGGGTCGGGTCTATCTTAACTATCACATAAGGAGAAAATAATGGCTCAAGATGTAGTGATTCGTTCGGTGACGTACCAGGACGTGCCTCAAGTCCAAATCCCGAAAGCGGGTTCCGGCACGGCGGTATTCATCGACACAAGCGATGCAACGCTCACGGGTGGTGGGCAGATGCTCAAGGATGTGACATCCTATGCGGACGGCACAAAGTACACCGGGACGATTGAGACAAAGACATCAAGCGACCTTTCTGCGTCGGGTGCGACAGTTACCGTTCCAAGCGGTTATTACGCATCCCAGGCGACGAAATCGGTGACAAGCGGAAGTGCGACTCCGGCTTCTTCAATCTCTGCGACGGGTGCCACGGTTTCGACGGGAACGAATACTTTGACTTTGTCAAAATCATCGGTCAGCAACACACCGCAAGTATCAGCCGGATACGTTTCAAGCGGTACTTCGGGAAATTCGTCCCTTTCATTAACGGCATCGGTGACGACCAAAGGTGCGACCACATACACCCCGACAACAAGCAATCAAACCATCGCTTCGGGTACTTACTTAACGGGTACGCAGACCATCAGCGGTGACGCAAATCTTGTCGCATCCAATATCGTATCGGGTAAAACCATTTTTGGTGTTTCGGGGTCAGCACAGATTCCCGTCATATCACAAGATAGCGTGACGAAAGTTCTGTCCATTTCATAAGGGGGGGTGTTTTTATGTCCCAATCAATCTCCATTTGGGGTGCGACATATACTCAAGTCCCGTCCATCCTATTGCCCAAAAGCGGTGGTGGCAACGCACAGTTTGACGACACGACCGATGCAGACGCAACGGCATCGGACATTCTTTCCGGCAAGACGGCCTATGTTAACGGCGTGAAGCTGACCGGGACGGGAAGTGGCGGTGGCGGTGGAAGTTTCCAAATTGGGTATTCATCCGCTACCGCAGACGGAACACATACGATTGTCTTTAACGGATTGAGCGATGAACCGACATCGTTCACCATAATCTGCAACGACTCGTTGACCATTAACTCCACCGCCAAAGTGTCATTCTGTGTGTATGACGGAACTGATGTCCACGCACAGTTGTCAACGAATACGAACAACGCACAAGCCACTTACGATGGGAGCGGAACATATTACACTTACAACAACGGGATGCTGGCGGTCACATCTAACGAAGCGGTGTGGACAGACGAATCCGACTACGACCTCGCCTATACATACGGGGGGTCAAGTGCTGATATTCACACGGAAGATGTGCAAGTCGGAAGCGGAGCGACAAGCATCACGTTCACGGGGGTTGGAAGCGAACCGTCTTATTGGTCGTGTATCTTCAAGAGCAATTTCGCCACATCGAGCGGTTATCAGCGAGTGATTGGCGTTACGGATTGGGACGGGGTATGTGGTCAATGCTTGGATTCCGCAACGCATTGCGGTTCTTATTGGACGACATCATACAACAACGGTTCTTTCACGATCACATCGCAAGGCACGAACAGCGGTGGGTACTTTCATCAGCCAGGGTATTATCAATTGACCTACGCCATTGATTCTTCCGCTCCAACATATCAAACAAAGACAAACATCGGAGCGACTACATCCTCGCAGACGATCACGGCTGACGAGGGTTATGACGCACTAAACAGCGTACAGATCAACGCAGTTTCGCAGACGAATTTATCTGCCGAAAACATCAAAAGCGGAACGACCGTCAGCATCAGCAATGGGCTGACGAACTTGTGGTCTGTTACGGGAACTTACACGGGCGGTGGTGGTGCTTCCAACTGGGTTCTGCTTGGCACCAAGTCGCTCGGAGCAATCAGCACGAGCTCAACGACCGACACGGACACCGGGCAGACCATCGTGGTGACGGGGTGGAACGATTACGACCTGATCGTCTGCGAATGCTCGGTCAATACCAAGACGAATAATAGACACGCTTGTTCAACAAGGCTGGCATGGCTGACGGCCTCGTCATCGATCGGAACGAAGAACGGATGCACGTTTGCGACGGCAACGTGGAATTGTAAATTGTCGTCATCTGGAACGGCGACGAGCCGAAGCAACACGACCGCATACGGAGTGTATGCTAAGGCCGGAACCATTTCGGGGAGCAATCTCACAATAACCATATATCAACGTTATAACTCGACGCAGACCGGCACGATTAACGGCTCATATACTATGAGGATTTACGGCGTCAAAATTTACGATTTAATCGGAGGGTAAAAAATGTTTTCAGTAACCAAATCAACATCATTCACCGAATCGACCGTACTCATCGAAGCGGTCTGTCTCTCGACCGACTCCAAGCCGACGTCGGGAATTGCTAACGGCTCGGTCTGCATCGAGATGAATACGGGGAAGATTTACATGTACAACGAATCGGGTTCAGCCTGGGTCGAGCTTCAGTAGGGGGTGCGGTATGGACATTTTTGACATTGCAATCGCCAAAGCATTGAGCGGTGGAAGCGGTGGCGGTGGTGGGGGCGGTGCTACGCCGCTGATAGCAGAGTATGCAGACGGCTATCTGGATAAGACCGTAAAGCAGATTTATGATGCATACAAAGCAGGGAGCTCCGTTCTTTTTCACAACATAGAGGGTTCGGCGGAAGATTATGCGAGCTTATATTCTATGCGAGTCACGCTCGAAATAGATTACAATAATTGTTTTGCGGAGTTGCAATTCGGCAATGGTTCCATGACGGCATGGGGCGAAACGGCAGAAGAACTGTGGGCCTCGTATCCGTATTATAGCGATTAATATTCCCACATCAGCGGACACCGTGGGCATACCACGTTCCGATATTTGTTCCCCTGGGGGAGATTTTTCTCCCCCAAATTTTTATATTTTGCTTGACATACTACCAGTAGTATGATATTATGTAATTGAGAAAAGGAGCGGTCACAAGTTCGAAAGAGAAAGGAGAAAGAAATGATAAAGTATGTAAGACAGTACAAAAAGACCTATGAAAACGGTTATGTAGGAGAAACCGAGTACGATGTGATCCACGAAACGAATGGGAAAACAAGGTGGTACTTCTACGTTGAAGACGATCTTCCGAAGACCGTAAAAAAATTTATAGCAACGGCAGATCAAGTGATTCCATATCACGATGACTTGTTCAATGAACACGGGGTTACATACTGGGCATATTAAACGCAGAATAACGGGTGGAATAACGACATGACATTCTATGTATGCACGATCGCAAAGCGGAAGAACGGCAAACGCCACATCGCACACAAGTGCAAGAGCGAAAAGGAAGCCATCGAAGTGGCATCCCACATCAACCGGGAGAAATATAAGATTCAAATCTGCTCCGGCGACTGGACTTATATCTACCATATGAACTGAAAATGGTGTATAGTGTAGAAAGGAGAAAGCGATGACAATCGAAGAATGCAGACAACTGAATCCGGGCGACAAAGTAAAGATCAGCCTCGGCAATGGTTGGTACCAGGAAGCAACGTTCGAAAAGTTGGTCGAAGTGGTGACGTTCGGCAAGATGACATTCGCCGACATCAAGTCGTTCGACCCGTCCAAAGGTCGCAAGAAAACAGAAGCAATCGTGGTGATCCGTGACGACGACGGGTACGAAAGACAACAGTACGTGAACCCACGCAAATTGAAACGGGGTGAACGATGAGCAGAACATCGACAGAATCCAAACGCAAGTACAACGAGCGAGTTTACACCAAGATCACGGTGCAGATTCCGAACGAACTCGCAGAGCGATTCAAGGCGAAATGTGAAGCCGACGGGACACCCCAAAGGCAAGTCTTGATGGAGCTGATTACCAGGTTTTTAAGCGAAAAATGAGACCAAAATGCGGTACCTTGTGTGGTACCCTCGCAGAAAAGGTTGAAATTTCAATGAACGCTGAATGACTGGCAGTCAAAAGGTCAGGGGTTCGAATCCCCTATGCTCCACCAATTGAAAAGAGCGTGATTCCAACGGGTTCACGCTCTTTTTTCTTTGTTTTTGCAGATTTTGAGATGGTGCAATATGGTGCATTATGGTGCATTTCGGTGTGGTACCCTATGTGGTACCCTTTTCGATTCTTTTCAACGCATCCTGGAAACTGTCCTTTGAAGCGTGAGTGTAAATCTTTGCGGTAACTTTTATGTCGGAATGACCCATCAATCTTGACGCCACGACAAGCGGAACTCCGGCATCTTGTAGGTCGGTGCAGTATGTATGTCTGTAACAATATGGCGTGAGATCGTCCGGCAATGACGGATTCACAAGAGCGTTCCGAAAGACCTTTGTGCCTTGCTCGATCTCCATGTCCCTTTTGAAACGGTGCCACAACGAACGTATCGAAGTGTGGGTCAATCTCTCTCCGTGTGTGTTGGTGCAGATATAACCCTTTGTGTCCGGGATCATTTCAGCCAGTACCGACGGCAAAGGGACGTCCCGTGTTCCGGCCTTTGATTTCGGTTTCCCGATGGTGTCGTCCGATTTAAGAGCTTTGGTCACGTGAAGTGTTTTGTTCTTGAAATCAAAGTCTTGTCGGGTCAGTACGGCAACTTCCTGGGGTCGCAGACCGCAATATAACATTATGAGAAAGAACAACCCGTCGTTCGGATGCTTTCTTGCGGTTCGGATCGTCAGTTTCCTTTCGTATTCTGTTATCGGTCTTCGTTCGGTCTGCTCGACATAGGACGGTGCTTTGATCCGTTTGACGGGACTTCGCAAGATCAAGTCGTTGTCCTCTGCGGTCTCAAATATCTGTCGTAAGATCAGCAAGGTCTTTTTCACATAGCTTTCGGACATATCCGAAACATCGTTCAACACTCTTACGATGTCCATCGGCTTCACGTGCCGTATCAGTTTATGCCCTATGATCGGATCGATGGCGTTCTCGATAATGGATTCCATTTGGTGGTACCATCGTTCGCTGACCACTCCGTCCTTGTAGGTCAGTAACCAGGTCTTGCACCATTGCCCTACCGTTTGATCGCCCTTTGTCTCTCTCACTCCGGCGACCAGTAACGCTTTTTTTATCTTGGCCTTTTCTTTCGCTTCCGCTTTCGTATGTCCGTAAACCGAATACCGTTTCCCGTCATGCGTGAACGCAACCTGGAACAGTTTGTAACGTGTACTCATTGAATGATGCGGTGATAGATTCCGCACAGTTCACCGACGATGATGGCTTCGTTGTTTTCGATGATGATCGGAGCGTACATCGGATTTTCCGACGACAACAAGAATTTGTTGCCTTGCAGATAGACCCTTTTCAAGTAAGACAATTCCTCACCCACTTTCCAAACGGCGAATATTTTGCCGTCGGCGAATCGGTAATCCTTTGACAAAAGTGCGACATCGCCGTCGTGAATGTTTGCTCCGTCCATCGAATCACCCCTCACCACCACGGCAAAGTCAGCTTTGACGGATTCATCCACGGCGACATACCGTTCAATGTTGGAATCCGAAAAGAATCCGTTCCCGGCTGAAATCTCACCATACAATGGAATGCTTCGGTGTTTAGCCTTTTTATCGGTCAGTACAGAATCGTCGAGCATTAGGTCAGCCGGAGTGCATCCAAATATCCGGCACATCTTTTCGATCTGTTCATTTCGTGGGAATCGTTGACCGAGTGCCCAACAACTTACGATGGATTGCGACACGCCCATTTTTTTGGCAAATTCTTTCTTTGAAATCCCCAAAAGTTCGATACGGTTTTGGATGTTCAATGCCGTTGTTTTGCGGATTTCTTCTGCGGTACTGTTCATTATTTATTCACCCCTATTTTATATTGGATGATGCTTGCGAAAATATCAATAAACTAAATGTAAATTTTATATTGACTATCTACTTTTAGTATATTATAATAAACGTAGAAATACATAGGAAAGGGGGTGCAAAATGGATAGACGGTACACAATGAGCGATGCAAGGAAACTCGCACATCTCACTCAAAAGCAGATGGCAGAACGGATGGGGGTTTCAACGCCTACCGTTTGTTTTTGGGAAACCGGGAAGCGTGATATCCGTGCGAAAGACCTTGACCGCTATCTCGAAATCGTCGGAATGACAAGGAACGATATTATTTTACCTTATGAATCTACTATTAGTTGATTTATGAACCGCAGAGACATCACAAGGGAACTGAATACAAGATACGGAGCTTTCGTCAGCGTGACCGAAGTCGCCGAGTATATGCGGAAGAATCGGTCGACGGTACGGCGGTATCTCAAAGATGTTCCTTGTGTGTATGGGCGGTCGAAGATGTACAAGTCGCAAGACATAGCCAGGATGATTACAGAAAGGGGAAAGAAATGACTATCAAAGAAATGTTCGAAGTGATGTTCGCTGACGGCGGTTGGATCGATTTTCTCGGTGCGGTCGGGTGCTTCATCGTGATCCCGGTCGCAACGGTTCTCATCATGGGGGCGTTCGTATGAATTTTACAGACACCATCGAGAGTCACTTTGACCTTAACACGTCCATTTCAAAGGACGAAGCATTGGAGATGTACGGCATCAAGCATTTGCCGGAGATCATTTTCCGATTAAAGGAACGGGGTCACAAGTTCGCCCGTAAAGACGGAAGATATATCGTTCTGTCCGGCGACTACACCATTTGCCCGTCGTGCAACAAAAGGTTCGACCAAAATGTCGCCAAAGACGAGCTATGGCATTGCCCGTTCTGCGGTGAGACCATCGACGATTTGGAATGGTTCGTCCCCGATCGTCAAGAATGGTACGACGAAATGAACCGGGCGTACTGGAGATCGAGATGACTCCATTAAAAGCGATACGGGCGAAATGCCTTGAATGTTCCGGCGATAGTGCGACCGAGGTCAAGAACTGCACGTTAGAAAACTGTCCGTTGTATATGTACCGTTTTGGGCGAAATCCGGCGAGAAAAAACGTGGGTGGTATAAATTCCGGTCAAGGGGGAGTTTCCTCAAAAAAACGCACGTGAGTTCAGCAATTTCGACCAAATAATCGATTTTGAAAGGAGAGTACAGATGTCAAGAAACCGAAGTGCAAAGAAAATCTCATCAAAAGTCCTTTACGTGATGAACGAACATCCCGAAACAAGGAATTCCGACCGCAAGCTGATTGCGGAAATCTACAAGATGTACGGGGTGTCGAACAGACCGTTCGACGAAGTTCTCGCAATGAAAGACTTGCCGAAATTCGAATCCATCCGCAGAGCAAGACAGAAAATCCAGGAAGAATTCCCGATGCTCCGTGCGGTGCCGGAAGTCGAAAACGCAAGAATCGCCGAGCAAGAGGACTACATCGAGTTTGCCCGTGAGGGGGTCATGTAATGGACGAAATGAGCTATGAGGACAGAGTGGAACAAGCGGTGTTCTACTACAAAGCAAGGAGAGAGGAGCGACAAATTGATAACTACCGAAAAGATCACGAAAGCAAACAAGAATCTTCCGACCATCAACATTAAGGGCAAAAATTACGTGATGGTCAAAGATAGGGTGATAGCGTTCCGGGAGAATTTCCCCGAACTGTCCATCGTCACGGAGATCATATCGCTGACAGACGAATCCGTCACCATCAAGGCGACTATCGAAGATTCCGACGGACGAAAAATCGCAACGGGTCACGCCCAGGAGCTAAAATCTTCGTCGAACATCAACAAGACATCGTATGTCGAGAACTGCGAAACATCGGCAATAGGCCGTGCCATCGGATTGATGGGAATCGGCATCGACGACAGTTTCGGATCAGCGGACGAAGTCGCCAATGCAATGCTTCAGCAGATGACCGAAAAGGTCACGGCAAGACAGAAGTCCGTCCTTATCGGAATGTTCGGAAAGTACAACATCAACCCAAAGGAAGTTCTTGACTGGGTCGGTGCCACATCGGTGGACGACATGACCCAGGAACAATATGCAAAGGCATCTTCGGCAATCGACAAGAAATATGGCAAGGTCAATTCTTCAAGATAAAGACGACGGGTGTCTGCTATGTGGGAATCCATATACAGAGGAACACCACGTGATGTTCGGCACCGCCAACCGCAAGTTAAGCGAGAAATACGGCCTAAAAGTATATCTTTGTGCCGAGCATCACCGAGGAAACGCCGGAGTGCATCACAATGCAAGCCTTGACCTCAAGTTGAAGCAGATGGCTCAAAGCCGTTTCGAAGAAGTTCATCCGGAGTTGAGTTTCATCAAGATATTCGGAAAAAATTACAGAAAGGATTAAATATGGAAATTTACACGACTACAAATTATGAAATGTTCGGCAGAATTGCCGGTAACAGAGCGATCAATAGCAACAGCGTTAAAAAACTGGTATCAAGCATTAAAGATTATGGTCTCATTAATCCGATAACCGTTAATGAAAACCTCGAAATCATTGACGGACAACACCGCCTTGAGGCTTGCAAATATCTTGGGATCCCGGTCAAGTATATGATGACCGAAAAGAACTGCGATTCTCGGGTAGTCCAGTCTATCAATTCCACACAGCATTCGTGGACGCTACTTGATGCGATCAAGTCATACGCCGAAACCGGTAACACGACATACCAATGGGTGCTTTTGCAGTACAAATATCACGGTTGGATGAAATTCACGACACTTGCCAGAATCATCGGAATAAAAAACAAAGAACCATCGGAATCCTTTTTCTTGAATCTTGAAGAACGGTCGGTTATTGAAAGAAAGCTCGAATATCTCGACCGATACGAAAAAATCTTCGACAAGATGGGTGGACATCAGCAACAAAATGTATCGGCAATCGGATATCTGTATGACTATGACGAAGTGGATAACGAACGCTTGTATAAAGTTGTATTAAAAGCGACGGTCGACTGGGTACAATGTGCGACTACGGAAGCCGTTTTGAAGCAGATCGAAGAATTCTATAACAGCGGACTTCGCAGAAAAATTCCTATCGTTATCGACTATAAAAATTATTGCAAATCTCCGGGAACCAAAAATCTAAAACAGTATGCACATTAACAATATAACAATCACGCCATACTTGACCGAGGTGTTGATGACCATCGCCGTTGACCGTCGGGACGGGAACGCTATCCAGAACATCGTTTCCGATCTCGGCGAGATCGGCGGAGAGTACGACATCAAGATCACCAAACGCCGACCAAAGCGAAGTAAAGATGCCAACGCCTATATGTGGGAACTGGTCGGTCAAGTCGCAGAAAAGATACAATCAACACCGACCCAGATTTACCGGGAGCTCGTCCGGGATTACGGAATCTTTGAGATTTTACCGGTCAAAACCGAACACGTTGATCATTGGCGAGAAACGTGGGGCAGAAACGGGATCGGGTGGATCACCGAAGACCTCGGCGAATGCAGAAATCACGCCGGATACCATAATATCCGGACATACTACGGGACTTCCGTATATGACACGAAGCAGATGGCTCGGCTGATCGACGGACTGGTTGATGAGTGCAAGGCACTCGGGATCGAAACACTAACACCGCAAGAAATTGAAATAATGCTCGGAAAGGAGAAAAAATGAACAGCGTATGCTTGATAGGAAGATTAACAAGAAATCCGGAAACGAGGTACTTGGACTCCGGGATGGCAGTCACAAAGATGACCCTCGCCGTTGATCGGCACGATAAGGAAAAATCTGCGGATTTCATCGGGATCACGTGCTTTGGCAAAAGTGCCGAAATGGCGGAACGCTATCTGGAGAAAGGCAGACAGATCGCCGTGCAAGGTAGAATCCAGACCGGATCGTACAAGAACAAGAACGGAGAAACGGTATATACCACCGATGTGATCGCTGACCGGGTCACCTATCTCGGAAGCCGGAGTGATAAGGGAGAATCGTTCTCCGAAGTTTCGGAAAAAATACCGTTTTAAAAAGGAGTGAGGATAATTGAAAGACAGCTTTGTACTATACACAAAATATGAAAAACGCATTCAACGCTTGACGATGGAACAGCGTGGCGTTCTCTTTACTTCGATCCTGCTTTACGAAGCAGGGTCGGAGTTACCGGAGATGGACGATGCCGTTGCTATGGCATTTGATTTTATCCGGGAAGACCTTGACGAAAACCGGGCGAAGTATGAGGAAATCTGCCGGAAGCGTAAGGAAGCCGGATCACGCAAACCATCACAAGAACAAGCAAATGATAGCAAAAGCAAGCAAATGCTACCAAATGCTCCGGCTGAAAGCAAAAGCCTGCAAAACGGCTATGATAATGATAATGAATATGATTATGAATATGAGAATGATATTAATATATCACCATCAAAGCCGAAAAAGCACAAGCACGGTCAATATAAGCACGTACTTTTGACCGATATTGAGCACGAAAAACTGATCAACGAGTTCGGCGATGGCAAAACAGCCTCGGCGATCCAGTTTCTTGATGAGTACATCGAGGAAAAGAGCTACAAGAGCAAGTCGCACTATATGGCGATGCGTAGGTGGGTTTTCGATGCGATCAGCAAAAGACCCAGTACAGCCGGACTGCCCTACAGCGGTATTGACTTTTAGGAGGGCGAAATGGACAAACAGCAGATCATAGGATTACTCAATACAATCAATGCCGGGTATCCGCAGTTCACCAGACATATGACTCCGGAAGAACGCAAAGCACAGCTCGTTATCTGGTACGAGATGTTCAAGAACGATGATCCTCGGATCGTGGGCGAGATCGTCAAAAGACATATCGCATTGAAACAGTTTCCGCCGACCATCGCAGAAATCCGGACGGGAATCCGGGAGATGACGATGGAGTCACCCACCCGGCTATTCGATCAACTGGTCACGGAAGCCAAACGGAGTATGAAAAGCGAAACGGTCGAGGTTACGGAAGACGGCACGTACAAGGTGCGGTCACTCGCAGGGAAAGCGTTCCGATCATTACCGGACGAGCTCAAAGCATTCGTCAAGACTCCGGCAGGCTTGCAGGATTTTTTCCGGGAATGGCGGTACAACGAGGACGAAGCCCGGAAACGCTTTAACTCGGAAATCCGGGCTATTCAAGAAATGACCGATGTAAAAAAGGCACTCGGTCTGCCGGAAAGGAGTTCGGCGTGTTGATGATGACCATAAAAATATTCTGCTACATAGGAGCGATCCTTTTTTCGACCCGGGTCTTTCTCTGGATCGTATGCGAGGTCAAGAAAGAAGACTCCTACGACGGGATGAATTTTGCAGAACTGAAAGCCGAAGTTAACAGACTGCACCAACATCATATGCAGAGGGAAAAAAGACGATGACTAAAGTAATAATCGACATTCCCGAATCCGACCTTGAAAAGAATCCAATGCTTGCAAAGTATCAAGGGCAGACTAGGTCGGTCGAATGGGAATATTTCACGACACACGGAACGATCTATGAACTTGACGGATGCGAGAGCAAGATGGGCATCCCCTACTCGTTCCACAAAGACTGGGTGAGGATCATAAAATGATTTGGTACAAGACAGAAAAACACGACATCGTGATGTGTAACGTATGCGGATATGAGGAAGACCGTGACCGAGCTGAAACCTACAATTACTGTCCGATGTGCGGTAAAGAATGCAACGGCATCGAAAAATACGAACTCACTCCGGCACAGAGAGCCGTCCTTGTGAACATGATCGACGGACTCAAGGAAAGATACACTACGGAACAGATTCTTGAAGTAGTCAATGAGGTAGCAAAATGAACTGGATCAATGCAGACGGAACCAAGATTTATGAAAGGGGAAAACGAAAAATGAAATGGTACAGAATCACCGACATCGGAAAAGACCTTGATGGTGCCGGAAATGAGAACTACGAATACCGATTCGTGTTTGAATCGACCGACAAGGATGTAGTGAAAAAGGTCAATGACGCTATTGCCGAGATACTGGACACCGTTCCGTACAAGAACAACATCCAGGAGTACACGATGGTGTAAAAAGTCATAGGCAGATTGATTGATGCGGATATACGCAAGGAGGGCGAGTGATGGTACTTATATCTTTAGAGGACGCTAAAGCAGAAGTACGAAAAGTAGTGTCGGATTTCAAGACAAGATATGATATTAACTATCGGCTGAATAGTCTGCCATCTATCGAACTTGAGGATTACAGCAAGACCGAGCCACAGACGGAAAGGAGCGAGTGATGACAATACAAGGAGCAATGAATGAGTTAATCAATCTGCTCAATGCCGATGATATTCCAATCTATTACAAGGGTTGTATCGAGAAAGTCATTGAAACCATAGATGACTATATTGGTGGCGGAGATGGCTATGTTAAACGGAGAGCAGACCGCAAGACCGAGAACAGTTCGGAAAAACCGAACAACTGCGAGCCACAGAAGTGGACAAAAGAAAACTGCAAAGGGTGCAAGTATAACGAGTATCCATATGACAGCGGTACTTGCTTTGTCAGAGTGTGCATTCACGGCAACAAGTATGAGCCAAAGGACGAACCGCAGACGGAAAGAAAGGGGGAGTGAATGAAAAGGCAGATGACAGTAATATTGTCGGAACACATATACAATGTGCTTAAATACTTGTCTGACCATCACCAAGCAAGCAAAGACGATTTAATCGAAGAGGCAGTACGAGAATACTATTCTGAAGAAATTGACAGAGGGTTGAGGGTAGAGGTAGCCGAGCAGACCGATCCAAGCAAAGCAACATATATCACAGAGGACAGAACGCAAATGCTTGACAGATGGCAAACGCATAATCGAAATACAACAAGTGCTGTTACGCCTTGTAGTAATTGTCAAGAATTTGATTGCTATGGGTGTGAGTATAAGCAGACCGAGCAGACGGAAAGAGAGGGTGAGCGATGAGATTGATTGATGCGGATGCCGTGATAGTGGCAATAGCACAAGAAATGCTGAACGATGCGATGTATGGTGAATGGGCAGGGACGGCAAGCACAGATATCGAGGATTGGGAAGAACTTGCAGAGGACATCATAAAAGACATCCCTACCATCGATGCCGTCGAGGTCGTGAGGTGCAAGGATTGCGTACACAGGAACGAAGATTCGTGGTGCAGACTAATGTGCGAGTATATGCCAAACAACGGCTTCTGTAGCAGAGGGGGGCAGAAAAGATGATAATAACACATGACCACCGGGTAACGGTATTTCCCAACGATGAATTCAGCCGGAAATATATCTACCTGGTCAAAGCGTCCAACGAAAACAAGGGATACGCAAGCACGATCAAGAAAACGACATTGGGAATTTCGATAGAATGGCAAGAGGGATTCGTTAATAGCGAGGTGGACAAATGAGCATATTCGGAATAATCGCCGTGATCGGAGCGTTTCTAATCATCATCGCTTCAGCTTCATGTCTTGCGTATGAGGTAAGAAAGAACGGATTCGATTACGAAGATTTTCTTGAAAAACTGGTGGTCATCGGCCTGGTGGCTATCGTGATAGCGTTCTTGCTTTTGATGATAAGTTATTTGGGGGCGAGATGAATAGCAGAGAAAAAGGGAAACGTGGAGAACGAAACCTTGCTTCGACATTACGGGGTTACGGTTACGACACAAGACGTGGTCAGCAATTCAGCGGTGCAAACGGCGACGCAGATGTCGTCGGCCTAAAGGGAATCCACATCGAATGCAAGTGGGTCGAAAAGCTGAATGTCCTGGACGCAATGGCTCAATCCAAAAGAGATGCCAAAGACGGCGAAATCCCGGTCGTGATGCATAAAAAGAACCACACCGAATGGTTCGTCACGATGACATTGGAAGACTGGATAAAACTATACAGAGAATGGTCAATATTATAGGGGGATAAGATGACAGACGAAGCATACAAGGCAAGATGTTTCTTCCGGGAATTAACCACACTTGATGTGAAGATGCGGATCAATCGTATTGAGTACGAAGCGGTCTTCAACAAGGCACAAGGTTGCGGATCGATCGGAAGTGAAGTGAAAGTGCAGACATCCAACGTGTCAAGTGCGATGGAACTTGCAGTAGCAGAAATGGTCGAACTGAACGATGAATACAACGGCCTTTTGGTCGAGTACATGGAACGGTGGAAAGAAGCCAGGAAACTACTCGACGAGCTGACCGACGAAAGATTTCAAAACGTTCTCCGGCTCCGTTACTTCGGCGGTAAAAAGATGGCTGAAATCGCTGAAGAACTGATCTATGATTATGACTATGTCAAGAAACTGCATTTGATGGCATTGGAAGAAGTCGGAAAAAAGATGTGAAAATAGACACCAAATAACACCGAAAGGCACTTTTTTATATGCTAATATGGTATCGGTAAATTAGTCACACAGACCACACTCTCCTTTCTGCATCATGGCTACCGAGAAAGCACGTCGATCCCAACGGCGTGTTTTTTCGTTTGAATAGAACAATGGCGAATGAACAAAACCTAATACCGAACTCCAAACGAACTCCGAGCGAACTTCGAGAGATGACACGCAAGGGCGGTATCGCATCCGGCGAAGCACGACGCAAGAAAAAGACATTCAAAGAGATCATCGAACGGATTCTTGAGGAAAGCACGACATACAACGGCACCGAGGTCACAAAGAAAGAACTGATCTCACTCAAGGCACTAAACTATCTGCTTGACACCGAAAGCCCCGAAAAACTGGACGTGGGCGAATATGTCAAAGCGTGGTCAATGATCCGTGACACCATCGGCGAGAAACCGATCGACCGTGTTGATATGTCCGTGTCCCAGGAATCCAAAGATAAACTTGACCAATTGTCCGCATTGATAGATGAGTGATTTTATACCGTCTCCAAAACAGAAAGCGTTCTTCCGAAGCGGTGCGAGATTCGAGGTTTTAGAGGGTACGACATTAGCCGGAAAGACCACCATCGCTCTTGTCAAGTTCGTCGTGAAGTGCGTCAAGAGTGACAAGCAACTGCACATACTCGCAACGGACGACGTCGGCACGGCAGAAAAGAACATCATCAACAAGGAACACGGAATCCTGGACAGATTCGGAGATACCGTTCAATACTACGGCGGTGGGAACTCAAGGTTCAAACTGTCGCATTTGACCATCGACACGAACAAGGGCGAAAAGATCATCTTCGTCGTCGGATTCGGGGACAAGTCAAAATGGAAAAAGGCACTTGGCGGTCAGTACGGGTGCTTGTACATCGACGAGATTAACATCGCCGACATTGAATTCGTGAGGGAAGCGACGATGCGAGCTGACTATGTGCTTGCAACGCTGAACCCCGACGATCCGAATCTGCCCGTCTACAAGGAATACATAAACCGATGCAGACCCGTCCCGGAATGGTCTTACGACACACCGCCGGAGATATTAGCGGAATTGAAAGAACCGCCGATGGACGGATGGAAGCACTGGTTCTTCACGTTCAACGACAACATCGCCGTCAGCGAAGAAAAAAAGCAACAAGTCATCGGGAACGTTCCGCAAGGTACAAAGTTATGGAAGAACAAGATTCTTGGGTTGAGAGGTCGAGCCACGGGTCTTGTTTTTTCGAACTTCGGTGACGAACACATCATCAAGGCGTCCGACATCAAGGCGAAAAAGATAAAATTCAAACGCTACTCACTCGGTGTCGACACGGCCTATTCCAGTAAATCGCCGGACACGATTGCGATGGAATTCATCGGAATAACGGCTGATAGCGACATCTATGTGCTTGAAGAAAGAGTGTTCAACAACGCAGAACGGAAACAACCGCTTGCACCAAGTGACGTGATAACCGAACTGATAGGGTTTGCGGATTTCTGCCGGATAGCGTGGGGCGACTTTAGACACATATTCATTGATAGTGCTGACCAGGCGACGATCACGGAAGCACAGAAATACAAGAGAAACAACGGTTCTATATACATCTTCAACCCGGCATACAAGGACATGAGAGTCCTTGACAGAATAAATCTTCAGCTTGGTTGGATAGCAAAGGGACAATTCCACGTGTCGGAGCATTGTCACGAATACATCCGTGAGATGGGTGTCTACAGTTGGCAAGATGACAAGGACGAGCCGGAAGATAAGAACGACCACACGATAAATGCGTGTCAGTATGCGTTCTTGCCGTATGTCACCGACATCGGGATCAATAAGGAGAACTAATGGAAACGTGGGTAAGAATACCGAATTACGAAGACCATTATTTTGTCAGCAATTACGGAAATGTCAAAAGTATTGACAGACTCACCGCAGACGGAAGACATGTCAAAGGCAAGGTTCTAAAACCAGTCGTACGCCCGGACGGATATTTACAAATCAGTCGGTATATGAGCGATGGGAAACAAAAAATTGAACTTGTCCACAGACTTGTTGCAAGTGCTTTTCTTGGAGAAATTCCCGATGGTTATGTTGTCGACCATATAGATAGAAACCGGGCAAACAACAACATCAACAATTTAAGATATATTCTCAAAAAAGAGAATGACGGTCAAGGTGGGAAAACACAAGGTAAAAAAGTCATTCAATTAGACAAATGCGGAGACATTGTCGGTAAATATCTATCTGTGTCGGATGCTCATCGCAAAACGGGCATAAACCACGGAGATATATGTAGAAGTTGCAATGGCAAACGCAAGACCGCCGGGGGATTTTGTTGGCGTTACGTATAAGGAGTAAAAATGGCTTTTATGGATAATATAAAACACCGTTTACAATCTTGGTTGAATATAAACCCACCGCTTGCGATGCTCATCAACATCCAAGAAGTGTTGGACTTTCAAGGGAATGCGATCAAGAACAAGATTTGGTATCGTGGCGACCCGAACGAACTTGAACAACTCTATTGGCAGATTCCAAAGCACCAGGTCGAAATGCAGAAGTTTTGGGCGTCCCACCCTACTCCCGGAATGGAGATGCGGAAGATTCACACGGGACTTCCGGCAACGATGGTCGACTTGTTAGCAGGGATCGTCACGTCCAACATCAACGACTTCACGTTCGAGGGGTCTCAACCGATAGAGGAACTTTGGAACGAACACATCGTGCCGGAGAACCGCTTCAAGCATCTAATCGACAAGGCGATCAAACAGACACTTGTCGTGGGCGACGGTGCGTTCAAGATTTCAATCGACCCAGAACTGTCCGAATATCCGATCATCGAATTTTATTCGGGCGAAATGGTCGACTTCAAGCAGAAGCGTGGACGAATCCAGGAGATCATCTTCAAGAGTTATTTTGAGACCGAGGGAGCGACCCTTGAACTAAAGGAACACTACGGACACGGTTATATCGACTACGAACTGTTCAAGGGCGACATTCCGATGGATATGTCTATGGACTCCCGTTTTGAGGGACTACAGAGGGTCGAATGGGACGGAAACGACATGATGGCGGTTCCAGTAAGATTCTATGCTTCACAGAGATTTGAGGGTCGTGGTCAATCGATTTATGACAAGAAGATAGACGCTTTCGACTCATTCGACGAAGCCTATTCGCAATGGATCGACGCACTCCGAGCCGGACGGACGAAAGAGTACATCCCGGAAAGTTTGATTCCACGTGATCCGAACACGGGATTGGTCTTAAAACCGAATTCTTTCGACAACAGATACATACAGACCGATGCCGATATGCGTGAAAGAGCCGGGAACCGCATCTACACGGAAGCCGGAGACATCAAGCACGACTCATATATGGCGACATATGCGACCGCCCTTGAACTTTGTCTGCAAGGGATAATGTCACCGGCGACGCTCGGTGTCGACATGAAGAAGCTCGACAACGCCGAAGCTCAAAGAGAAAAAGAAAAGGTCACGTTATACACACGGGATTCCATCATTGAAGCACTTCAGCCGGAGTTGGAAGAACTTGTCGACGTTACTGTCAAGGCATACTATCGGTCAATCAATGCGAGTGTGCCGGAATACGATGTTTCTATCACGTTCCAGGACTACGCCAACCCATCGTTTGAAAGCCAGATCGAGACCATCGGCAAAGGCCGTGTGCAAGGGATTCTCTCCATCGAAGCGTGTGTCGAAGAACTGTACGGTGACGACCGAACCGATGAATGGAAAGCGGAAGAAGTCGCAAGACTAAAGGCTGAACAAGGCATTGCGGAGTTGGACGAACCGATGGTCGCACAAGACGTGTGGAATAACTATCAAATGTCATAGGTGAACAATGGACTACGATGTTTCGAAAGCGTTCAAGCGAATAGAAAACGATTTAATCAAATCGATGATGCGGAACTTTGACAAACATCGAGCCGAGGAAACTGCCGAGGGCATAAACTGGACGCAATGGCAAGCCGAACAGTTGAAAGAACTTGAGCGTTACAGAAAAGAAAACGCAAAGAGATTCCCCGAACAATTTGCGGAGATCAACCAAAAGATCGAAGAATTATACCGAAAGACCACAAAGGACGCACAGAGCAAGGAAGAAGAAAAGATACTTCAGCAGATAAAGAAAGGCAACTACAAACCGCCAAGTGAATCGGTATCGTTCTTCGGAATCAATGACCAAAAGCTGACCGCACTCATTGAAAGCACCCACGCTGACTTTATAAGAGCCGAATATGCGGTATTAAGACAAGCGAACGACCAGTACCGAAAGATAATCTTTGACGCACAGATGTATTCAGCCACGGGTGCCGGATACGCACAATCCGTGGACATGGCGACCAAAGACTTTCTAAAGGCCGGAATCCAAAGCGTCGTCTACAAGAACGGAGCGAAACACACCATTTCGAACTATGCTGAAATGGCGATCCGAACCGGGCAGAAACGTGCTTATCTTATGGGAGAGGGCAACGCACACGACAAGTACGGAATCCACACCGTGATGGTCAAAAAGAGGGCGAACGCTTGTCCGTTGTGTCTTCCGTTCGGTGGGAAAGTATTGGTCGACGATGTCTATGGCGGTGGGACGGCACAAGAAGCACGGGAGCTGAAAGTCCCTACCCTATCACAAGCAATCGCACAAGGGTTCTTACATCCTAACTGCAAGGACATCTATTCCCTTTACATCGAGGGCGTGAGCCGTCCGGCAGAACGATGGACGCAAGAAGAAGTCAATGACATCGTCGGCGAATACAACCAGGAACAAGAGCTGAACCACGCACGGGATATGAAAGAATCCTACTCCCGAATGGCTGAATATTCGCTTGACCCCGACAACAAAGCACGGTATAGAACGAGAGCGGACGAGTGGTCGGATCGTGTGGATGAACTTGAGAACGCAACACCGATTGAGGAACCAAAAGAAGAACAACGTGCAGATTATTCCGAACGCAGAAAGATGCGTCTTGAAAATCAAGACAAACCGACAGTTCAAACGCCGTTTATTGATACAAAGGGTTCGAATGCAGACATTGTAGACAAAACCACTAATGTGCTATCCGAGTTTGAAAAGAAATTTGGCACCATAGACGGATTGCAAGTCCAGTTTGGCGGTATCACGGATTCATCATATGCACAGTATGACCCGAAAACAAAAACGCTACACATCCGCAGAAAATCGAATATTGCCGAAATGGAAGAAAGGATGCGACAGGATAATATTCGATACAAATTGAAATGGAAAACCGATTTGCCATATTACGCAAGCGAAACATTCGAGGGGTCTATATGGCACGAACTTGGTCACGCAATAGACGATGCAAACGGTTGGAAATTTTCAAAAGCATTGGCAAATAGCGAAGAACTTGAAATCAAAGCGAAAAGCATTTCCGCATATGCAAGAACAAGGGGCGACTTGAGGTTGCCAAGAACGGCAGAAGCATTCGCAGAGAACTTTTCGGTGTTTATGACGGGAGAAACCGAAGTACCCGAAGAAATCGGTGATATGATCCGAGAATATTTAAGACGAACGAAGCGATAAAGTCACAGAAACAGAAAAAATGATATACACGTTTTGGGAATCCTCAATGCCGGGGTACATCGAATTGTGCCTGGAAACATGGAAGTTTCCGTTTGTCATTTTGAACTATGACAATGTTTTGCAATACACCGACATTGACCTTGAAAGGTTGAAGCGGTTCACGCTTCCGCAAATAGCCGATTGCGTAAGAGTCCACGTCTTGAGGGATAACGGCGGTTACTGGTTGGACGCTGACACCATCGTCACGGGCGATCTTCCGACCAAAACGATTCTCGGTGATAACGAAACACGTATCAATACGTGCGGTTTTCTGCACACCGAGCCACAATCGGAAATGTTCGTGGAGTGGGCAAAGCACCAAGATAAAATCATCGAGGGAGAAAAAACATCCCTATGGTGGGCATTGATGGCGAACGGCTTCACCGATCATTATCTGTATGAACACAGAGAGATAAAGATCGGGGATGTTCTCCCCTACTGGTTGGAGACGGACAATTTTGAGAACCGCCAGGAAAAATATGTCAATTTCTACTTCCGGCAGAATCTTGAAATCAAGGAATTGCCGGACATGATAATGCTCCACAATTCGTGGACACCGAAACGCTACAAAAGGCGGTCAAGAGCTGAAGTCTTTGAAAGGGATTGCACGTTAACAAACATATTCCGTGAACTGATATGAACGACATCGTCTACATACTCCGAAACGGCATAGACCCATACGAACTGATCTACAGTTTACGGTCGCTTGAAAATTTCCCACACGGCAACGTGTGGTTTTTTGGTGGCGATCCGAAAGTCGTGTCAGCGGACTACAACATCACGTTCGAGCAACGTGGCGTCGAATCCTGGCAAAAGGTTCGGAACTCGCTTGAGATCGTAACGCAGACCAGGAACGTGAGCGATGATTTTTGGTTGTTCAACGACGATTTCTTCGTGATGAAGAAAGTCGACGGATTGAGACCGTGGTATCACGGAACACTACAGACACGGGTCGACGAGATCGTGGAACGGCACGACGGGATGACATCGTTATATAGCACCCGTCTTTTATTCACAAAGGAAGCTCTTGAAGCGAACGGGTGCAAGACATTCAATTACGCAGTACACGTTCCGATGCTACTGAACAAATACAAACTGCGTGAGGTGATAAAACGCTTTCCGAAAACACCGATGATCCGAAGCGTTTACGGGAACTACTGGAGAATCGGTGGGATGAACCGACCCGATGTCAAGATTTCGGACAAGACCACCGAGCCGGACAGAAAGGCGAAATTCCTTTCGACGTCCGATTCCGCATTCCGTGACGGCCTGGTCGGGGCGTACATAAGAGAGCAATTCCCTACTCCGTCGAGGTTTGAAAAATGATCTACATCATTATGTGTGGCGGTACTTACAGAGAATGGGACAAGCCACGTCATCTTATTGAATATGAGGGCGAACCGATAGTCGCAAGAACGATCCGATTGCTCCGTGAGAACGGGGTGTCGGATATTTTTATAAGCACGGACAACCCGGTGTT